GCGTCTTGATGTAGGCTGGTGTGGGAGATGCACAGCCGTGCATCCCCCAGGGTGTTGGTACGGAGATTCTGTTTCCAGAATCCCTTGTACCATGTAAACCCCCAGAGGCCATCACAGCCTCCCACGTGGAATTAACCACGATCAGATATGAATTATCTGAGCACCAGGGATCCCCTTAGAAAGGGGGTACCCACCGCGTCTTGATGTAGGCGGTACGCGGACGCCCAGCGCGTTCCAAGTGCTCCACATCAAACGTTGGCATAGTGCCACGCTTGAGGAAGAACTTGAGCAAGGCACCACGCCCATCGAGAGGATCTCTCGGGGAGCGAGATGACACCACACAAGCCTTAACCAAAGGCCGGTGAAGGTGCTCGTCTTCCTTCTCGGAAATATAACCAAGAAAGGAGTGACGACCTAACGCAGGGGAGGTAGGGAGAACTTTAGGGAATACATGAAGAATCCCTTCAATCCTCCTATCTAACCACTGGACAGTAGCCCAATTACCAAATTGATACATTTGGTTCCTGAGTTCCACCAGTGATACCACCTCTGCAACTTGCTGCCGCCGTGAAGGAAATACACGTCTGACCTTGACTATTGAAACGTCATGGCCAGCATAGTACTCCTTCCCACAGGACTCCCGGAATTTACCATTCCAGAAGCTCTTGTTGAGACCAACTCGAGAGCCGAAACGCTCAAGAAGATCTACGACGGTATGCACATATTCTACAGGGATAATGAGATCATCCCCGTAGACACGCACCCTACCAAGAAATTCAAGTAATTCTGATTTCTTGGAAAACCGGTGTCCTTGCTCTTTCTCAATCCCTAAAAAGATGATGGTAAGAAAAACCATCGCCTCAAAGGGAAAGCAAAGAGCAGAACCCATAGACGCGAACTTGGCTAGGGGTATAACCCCATGGCCAGGAACAGAAGCCCGTTGGGACCGACAAGCAAGGACCGCCCTCTCACTGAGAGGATGGTTCCGCATGAGGGTCTTTGCGAGCTTTAAAGACACCCTATCAGAAGCCTCACTCAAATCGAGCGTGGCAAGGGAACCATCAAGGCTACCCTTCTGAGCTAGGAGCTGGTTAGGCTCCTGGGACTCAGTTCCGATAAATCCATTCAAGAAACTTGAATGGATGGTATGCATGATAACCTCGAGTATCCCCTGCTGTACGTACTGTACAGAAGAGGGCTCAATGGCTATAATGCGTGGCGTCTTTAGCGTCTTAGGAACCGAGATTACCCGACAAGGGATCTCGTCTCCAGGTTCGTGGAAGTGGATACCGTCATCCTCATAACAGTCACCAATATGGCGGCTGTTGGGGTAGAGGAAGTCTCCAACATGGAAGACCTCCTCAAGACGGTCGGTCCAGTACGAGCTTTGATACTTACCATTACTGGTAAGTCTCTCTGCAACCGCACCAGGACCGTGCTTAGGGATAATCGACCCTTCAAAGACCTTTCGGTCTAGAGAAGAGAAGACATCACTAAACAAAAGTTGAGCCATACGGCCAAATTCATCAATATCAGAATTAGGCAGACAGGCTTCAACATTTTCCACCTCCATATCACATTGTACATAATCCGACATAGCCTTGGCCTCCCTCTCGGGAGAACAAGGAAGAAGCATCTTGCTAAAGATCAAAGTCAATTGTCTTATAGCATAGATAGCTTCAACGTCGGGCTTGGACAAAAGGACACCAGTACCTGGATCGAACACTCGTTCCGTGAAACCTCTCAGAAATGAGGGGAGACACGAGCCAGTCTTTCGAAAAGAAAGAAAGGCTTTGGGAACAATGAACCCTTGGTCAAGACAAAACTGAAAGTCTTTTCCAAAGGTAGGAAGGGTAATCGTTAGAAACGATATACCCTCATGTTCGGTCCTTCCAAGGACGGTTTTAATGTCCTTGGTGGTGCTAGTGCTACACCTGCTGGCCATTTCATTGGCCAACACATTCCAGAGTGACGTCAGGCTTTTCATAACGCCTCCTAATAGAGGTGGTTATCCTTAGCCTGTCGCACTGAAGGGAGAATATCCAACCCCGGATTCCAACCCGGAGTTGATCACTAAAGGTGATCGAGGATATTCAGGCCTATAGCAAGGCCCCCAAGTATGCAGATTACAGCGATGATCAAAATAACCATCACTGCATGCTGCGTTCCTGAGGTGGCGTGGTTGTAATCGTAGTGATTACGGTCTGCCATAGCTAGTCCTTTCTGGCATTACTGCCTTCAAGGGATTCAACTATCGTCCATAAAATGAGAACGAGAGTTGCCAACAGTTCACTGAATTTTCTTACGATTCTCAATACGAAAATCAATAAGAATATCCAAAGCAGAGAGAGCTTTAGCTCTCCTTGCCGAGGACTTTTTCAGTGAGAGAGTACGTAGAAGCCGAAAGAAGACCAACAAGGCCTTCAACCAGTTTCTTCGCCTCGGTTACGGAGTATCCGTTAACAGGCCTGTCAACGACGAGATAAACACTCATCGAGACTTCCTGTTTCTTGGATTCTTCGTAGATGTTGGTAGCGAGCTTTGCTACGTCGATTCGCACCAGATGACGAAGCCTATTCCCGCTGGTCTCAGCAGTGCTGAGAGTCAGCTGGTTAAGCCCGTCAGAAGTGCTGTAGACAGAGGTATAAGGCCCCGTAGAAACACGCGGAGCCGTAACTTCAATCCCAGCAACTTCTTTAAATTTCTGGGGATCGGTCAGTGCCATAGGCACACTCTCTTTCGGAATGGTGGATTGTCCACCTAGTTTGCGTAGTATAACAACTACTACAACAACCGGGTGATACCAATTGCTGCAGTTATGGCGAGCTGAGTGGGTGATAAATCCTCCCAGCCAACACCAAACCCGAAGGGGCTTGCGGGGACACGAGACTTCGTGGTCATGAAAACACCACGTTTACCGTGTCCAGCATACGTAGGGACGAGTTTGAGTTTCGAACCGGAACCAACACCGGTAAGGAACCTTCCATCGTCCCACTCCGTATGGTAGGACTCATGTACTTCTTTCATCATGAATCCATACCGCATCACAAGGCCGGCGGCCGCGAAGTTGGTGACATTATTAATAACATCACCAGCATTCGTGAACCAATCGACAGCCCAACTCCAAGGCACAAGCTCCCACAATAAAGTAGGAGTTAGCTTTAGTCCGAAGACAGCATCGGCTTCTGAGCCGAAATGGATTCCCTGTTGAAAGTTATCAGCTTTCCCAGGACCTCCATATGAAAAACTGCCCTCGAACCATCGCTTAGTGGTCTTTTCATAGACCACCTTGCGCTTTGCAGCGGTACCCGACGCATTTAACCAGCTACTTGATAGTATGCCGGTAATTGGGTCGAATGAGGAAACTTCTTCCTCGTACCGCTGAGTCTCATCAGGAAAATCAAACCGACGGTGTACTGGCTTACCTTCATTGTGACGATAATTTTGCATTATGTCACGATGATGTCTGGAGGCATTCACCACATCGTGAATTTCACTTTGTAGTGGTGCCCAACCAAACTGGTAATTCAGATACTCTGAGCCTGCATCACGCAGGATTTCAGTTCGGCGCTTCCATGACTGAATGCCCGGGAGAGTTGGAAAACCCTCCCGGAACGTTTCAGCAAGGCCAGTGCCGAGACTGGCGGTTGGATTAATGGGCGCACATTGCGATATCGCGGTAGTACCGTCCACCTTCATCGATGATTCATCGATGTTGGTAGCGATACCACCGAATTTCGCTTTGAGAGCGGCAACATCAGCGATAGGTCCAAATACTGGACCAGAGTAGCGATAACTTTTATCACTACGAATAATACCGCTGACTTGACCAGGCTCTATAAAAGAGCCAGTGTGGGTCACGTGAAACGGACCCCCGCTTTCCCGTTTTCCGGTTTTCCGGTTAACGGGATGCCCCTCCGATATCCATAATTTGGATATCGCCGTTCCCACTTTACTCGTAACAGGAGCTATAGGGCCTGGTAGCCCAGTAGCGACCAGCAAAGGTGCTGGTTGAACGACCGTTAAAGGACGTTCAATGCTGCGAGGTAGTGGTAACGACATGATGAGGAGTTCCCTTCTTGTGTTAGACGGATTACTCCGCCTGTGGGGTATGCACAGCATGCCTACGCTGAACCACCCTGAAAGGGAGCGGCGCGGTTAGTTAACCACGTTTGCTCCCACAGGTCGGTGGTCTTTCGATCACCGATAGCGTAGGCACCACCATCTTGGTGGTGCTAGTGCTACACCTGCTGGCCATTTCATTGGCCAACACATTCCAGAGTGACGTCAGGCTTTTCATAACGCC